CTCGCCGTTCCCGAGCATCATAAAATGCATCTCGTATTTCGTGCTCCTTAATGCGCTCATTTGGATTTATATCAACTGTATGTCCTGTAATTGGGTCAATAAAGCGTGCCGTATCGTATTGTGTTGGATCAAACCCATAAAAATTCACAAATTGTCTTGGCTTAGATCCCATTTTCCTCTCGTATTTTGGCCCCTTTCTTCCTCTCTTAAGGTATGCTTCACCGAAATTTTCCTTTATGGTGTCGTCGTCGTCAGCATACACTTCTGAAGCATTTTTAACATCACGTGCTTGTCTGAATTTGAGTTTTTGACGCGTGCGTTTACTATCCCCTTCAAAATGAACTTCATTATCAACCGCAAACATGTATGATGAATATAACATTGCTAGTCCACCACCCAGAACGCCAAGGGCAAGAAGTGCATCCTTTGCGATGAGTGTGTTATCATATTTTGCTTTCAATCCAATTTGCTTAATGAGTTCGTCTTTACTTTCATGATGTACAAGTGTGAGCCACGGATAATTTTGTACTACATCAGTTGTGTACGTGTCATGTGCTATGTTTTCAAATTCAACTAGACTTGTCAAAACTTGTTCTAGCTTTTTAATGTTATCTTCTACGTACCTCTTTGCGTATCGTGCCTTGACACAATGTGTGATAGCATCCAAGCTAATCATAAATCCATTTGTTGAGTTTGCAGTGTATGCTGTAAACATTTCTTGCTTTCTTTTCTCCTCGCATATAAGTGACTTAATTTCAAGAATTGTCCGTTGTAATGATGTGCTATTTGTCTGAAGTGTATATACGATTTTCTGTGCTTCATATGTTTCAACTCTACGTGTTTCGATATCGTGTTTGTTGTCCAATATGCTCTTCCATAGTTTTACATGTAATGATTGTGGTATATCATTCACAAGATAACAAATTTTTATTGTTTTATCTTCAATGTCCATCGGTCCCGAAAGCGATTCGTAATCGTGTACTGTTAACCATTTTATTGCTGATCTGTAAGGCAAAGCTGATCTATTCAGTGTGATTTTTGAATCCCTAAGTTTATACTGATTTATTAAACCGTGCACTGCTGGGTGCATAGATCCATCAAACGCAACTAAATTCGATGTGAAGAAAATTGACAGTTCAAAAGCGGCCATAGTTTGTGCTTGCTCTCTTGTGCATTTTGATAGTACATTCATTGAAACTTGTCCTGTCATAATGGGCAGATCATAAAGAAAACACATGAACGCTGCTTCAGTGGCTATCATTTCAGGTATTTCAGGAAGTCCTTTTGCTGTTGCACCTGCTCTCAATGCAATTCCAGGCCTTAACCTTCCAACGCGTCCCATTCGTTGAATTCTTTCACCATAAGATATTGATGTTTTGCAATACAAAATGCGTCTGCCATCTATGTCCAAATCTGCAACAACTTTAGTTCCAAAGTCAACTAAACAATCAATGTCCAAAGTTATTCCATTTTCAATTATATTTGTTGCAATTATGAAATGTGGTTTGCCTCTTGTGCCTTTCATTTCTATTGGACCATTTCTTAACTTCATTGTTCTTCCATCCACTTTTGTTACTGCATATTGCCTTTCAAGCAAGAGATGTGACAATCTGTCCACTTCGTTGTAACTTGCCACATACACAAGAATGTTTTCACCTTTTGATGCCATATCATTTGCTGAACCAGTTCCTTGTGCTTGAACGAATGTTTCAAAGGAGAGCTGTTCTGCTGCAATCACCTTCACCGGGTGCATTGGTTTAAATTCACATTCACGACCGGGTGGTGTAGCTGATACTTTTAGAATTTTTGCTATCACTCGTGCGTCCTTACATAGAGCGTAAAATGCCATTGCATTTGCATCAAGCACATGGCATTCATCTATCATGATGAAAGTGAAGTCTCTTAATAATTGCCGATTATGTGCGAAATAATGCAATGCATATCCACTTGTCATGATTGTTATTGGATCAGAACCAAATGTATTTAGCCCACGCATTGCAACAGTTGGACTCTTGAAGTGCGGTTTTCCTCGAATTTGGTCTGCAACATTTTCAGTTAATGGTCTTGTTGGTTCAATTATTAAAATCTTTCCTCGTTCTGACAGCAAGCTGGGTAAATATGTTGATTTTCCTGTTCCAACCCCACCTCGAATTATGAATTCTGTTGCTTCATTGCTGCTTGATATCAAAGAGACTACTTCAAGCGCTGATTCTCTTGTCATTTCCACAAGTTTTCCAACTGTTCGGTAATGCGGCAATGTTCTACCTTGCGTGATTTGAATTTCCCAAAATTTTTCAAAGGTTGTTGCTGTATGCGTCATGTGTGGAGTCTCTAATTCTTGTCTGTCGAATTCAACAACTTTCCTTCTTTCTTCTTTTATATCCATGATGTCATCCAAGCTCTGATGATGTACTGCATCCTGTCCTAGTGTTGAAAACACTCCTCGGAGTTTGTTGAGTATTGTATACAGTTTGTCGCTCTTATTTGCATCAAACACCATCATGAATAAGACTGATATTGCGAGTATTTTCTCTAACATTACGTTGTGCTCCTGTTTGGCTTGATGAGTGACCGGTGTTAATAGTAATGGTTTTGCACTTTTATATAAGTTTGGATTTTCCTTTTTGAGCCATGCTAGATATTTCGTAAATTCAGGATCCGAATAATCATTATTGCCCGTCTCTTTATCAAATTTTTGCATTGTTGTGACAATCATCTCATATATTAAGTCATTCTTTTCATTACAAATACGTAAGGCTTCGTATTGCTTCCTTTTTATAATTTTATTTGTTTTATAGAAGATTGTGAGCAAAACGCTAACTATAGAGAGCACTCCTAGAATTTTCCCAAAGTCCGGTGTCAGCATTGAAATGCCACGTATTGCTATTCGTGTTGCTCGTGAACGAATTGAGTCCATTACATGTAGTGATGCTTGTTTTGTCATGCCGCAACAATGTGTTACTCCATTCTGCATGATAATTAAAGGTTTTGAAATGCAGTTCTTCCAAGCAAGCTTTGAATCGAGACCTTTGGTTTCTCTGAAATATGCCCTTATACGTCCACAAATATTTATAGTACGCGTAGTGTAGCACACTTTTTCCAATAAAC